AACTTGCAGAAAATCAAAATGGCGTGGTTAGCGCATATATTTCTAGTTTGGATTTATCAAAAGCAAATTCAAATGTGAATATCGCATTTAATGATGCATCGCAATTTGCAAGTAACGCAATCACTGACCGCACAATTTACGAGAAAATGCAAAGCCAAAAACTAAACGCGCCAAGCAAATTTGGCATTTTAGGACAGGACGATACCATTTATATGGATGGCACGATTTGCGGAACGCTTACAAATAGCATAAATGTGTATTTTTGCAATAGCTTTTTAAAGTTTAACGAGCAAATAGCACTTTACAATATGCTGAAAAGCGGTAAGCTTATAGGGTTAAGGGATACACAAAGCCTTAATGCTATAAATGGCTATATAACTGAGGTTTTTGAAAATGCAGTGAGTGCGAAAATCATCGCAACGGGTGCAGAGCTTACCACCACTGAAAAAAGCGTTTTAGCGCAAACATACGCAGGGCTTGTCGATAATTTAGAGAATGTGTATAATCAAATTGAAAAATTTGGTTATTTTTTCAAAGTTACCGACATTAACACGGTTAAGAAAGAATTAACAATTACACAAGCTTATATGGCTAATCAGCCTGTAAGAAAATTTGTAATTGCAACTTATATTTTAGGAGCTTAAAATGGCAGTAATTTCAAGTAATAACGCGAGCATTACGATAATCGCGCAAAACTTTCCTTTACCGATTGTGGTTGAAAACTTTGACCCTGACAGCGATATGCTGAAATTTGATGATATACAAACGGCAGATGCTGAAAAAACGCCAGATGGCAAAGTGAATATATGGAGTATAAATGCCTTAATCACTTGCACGCTTAATTTAAGCGGGGGTGCTTGGGAAAGCACAGCTGAAAAATTAGCACTTTTGCTAAACAATCAGCAACGCTTTGGCTCTGTGCTTTCATTTGTGCCAAATGTTACAATGATTGTAAATTATGGTAATGGCACAATAAAAACATTCCCTAACGGCGTAATGACGACAGGGCAAAGCGCACCAAGTTTGGGCAATCAAAAAATACTCCCTAGCGCGTGGCAGTTTAAGTTTGGCGAGGTAATTTAATGGCTTATTCGTTAGAAAAAATAAATTATGAATTTTCAAGGGTATCAACTGCGGATGCCCTTGAAATTCGCAAAATTATGATGAACGGCGTGGCTATTATGCAAAAGGGCTTAAAAGATAAAGGCGTAAAGGGTAATAAAGTTAATAATGATGATTTAAGCGATGAAATTGCTACTATGAATAATCTTTTAGCTGAAATTGAACCCTTTGCGTTAAAATACCTTGTTATCATTAACCCAGACGGCTCAAAAATTGAACGCCCTGAAACTTCAATGTTAGAGCAGTTTTTTGAAAATCCTTTTTACGCTTTGGAAATTTCAAAAACATTTTTTGAGATGATACAGGGTTTTTTAGACCGCTTGCCAAGCTCCCAAAATACGCAAAAAGCGTAAAGGTAGCACACGCGCACGATGAGGATAGCCTTATTGTTGGGCTTGTTACCTTTGGCGTAGGGACTTGGCGCGAGTGTATGGATATGGATATAGAAAATGCCGTTAATACATTCTGTATTCATTACATTAACCGCTTTAACGAAAATGCCGAATACGAAAGGCAAAATTTAGAGCGAAAATTGCGCTAATTTAAGAGTAATTAAAAAAAAATTACTCTTAAATCTTTTTTATGCTATAATACACATTATTTTAAGGATTTTGCTTTGGGCGATATGTTAAAAGAATTCGTCATAAAATTAGGCTTTGACGGTGCTGAATTAGACAAGGGCATAAAGCAAAGCGAGCAAAAACTACAAAAGCTCGCCTCTACAATGAAAAATTTAATTGGTGGCTATTTTACTTACCAAGCAATGAGTGGAATTATAAGGGCTTACCAAGATTTCAATATGCAAATATCAAACGCTCAGCAACTTTTAGGGGGTAATGTAAGCGATTTATCAGCTATGGCAAGAGCTATGAAACGCTTTGGGGGTGATACAAATAGCGTAATAGGCGCACTAAAATCTATGAATAGCCATTTACAGCAAGCTAGATTTGGCGGGGGCGCACTTATTGAGGTTGCTAAAAAGTATGGCGTAGCGGTTTATGGCTATAAAAGTGCTGATAAAGCCCTTTTGGCACTTGCTAAACAAATGCAAGGTTATGATAGACAAACGAAACTCGCTATTATGTCGCAATTAGGGCTTGACGAGGCTATGCAACGGGCTTTTATGGACGGGGGCAAAGAGCTTGAAAGACAAATAGCAAAGCAAAGAGCATTAGGGGTTGAGACAGAGGAGGATATTAAACTTTCGCAAGAGTTTAATAACTCCGTTTTGGATATGAAAGATATGTTTTCGGCTCTTGCGCGCGAAATGCTACGCGGGATTATGCCTTTAATAAGAAGTTTTGTAGATTTTCTTTATAAATTCATTGAAGCTTTGCGTAAAAATAGAGCGTTCGCAATAGGATTTTTCACAAGCTTAGCCATTCTTTTAAGCCCTATTGTGCTTATGTTTTTAAAAATGGCAGCCGCTAGTATAGCAGCCTTTGCGCCGTTTTATGCAATAGCTGCTATTGTTACTATTGTTGTGGCTTTAATTGAGGATTTATATTATTATTTTATGGGTTGGGATAGCGCGACAGGTGAATTAGTTAAGAAATTCCCTATTTTGAAAAAAATCATTGAGCCGTTACGCCCTGTAATAATGGGTATAGTTAAATTAGTGCAAGATGTCATAAAATGGTTCAAAGACCCGTCAATAGAAAACTTTAAGAACATTTTTACAGGACTTGAAAGCACTATAAAAAGCGTTTTGGATACAATATCAAATGCCTTTGGCGAATTGTTTGAGTGGTTGGGCGAAAAATTCCCCGCTTTAAAGCCACTTTTTGACGCTTTGGCTTCGGGCTTTCAAAATCTTAAAAATTTAGTAAGTGGGCTTTGGCAATCTACAAAAGACTTTTTCAAAGCTCTTTTTGATTGGAATTTAGACGGGATGATATACGCTGTTAAAAGTGCCATTGATAACATTCTTGGCTTTTTTGGCAATGCGTGGGATAGCGTAACATCGTGGTTTGGCTTTGGTAATGATAGTGTTTCAGCTCCTGCCGTGCCTGTAAGTGCTGGCAATACTGCAAATATCAATATAAATAACAATTTAAATCAAAACTTTAACACAAATGCAAGTGTAGGGCAAATTCAAAATGCTACACAGCAGGGCTTAACAAATAGCGTTATATCACAAAGGCAGGCGTTGGGAAATGTTTATGAATAAGGATAAAAAATGTTAAGTTTAGCTATAAATGCACTCACAAGCATAATGGAGTTTTTGAATTCTATTGAGATAAGCACACAAAAAAGTTTAGATGATTTGCCTTGTCGCTTAACTGAAATGCAGGAGACGCAAGATTTTAACTTGCCACAATTCCCCGTTGAGAGTGGCACTTATAAGGGCGATACAATTTACAAAATGCCTTTAAAATTACAAGCACGACTTTTTGTTTATGAAAAGGATTATAGCGACTTTGAGCGTTTAATTGATGAAATAAATTTCAATAACGAATTTTTAACAATTAAGAATTTAAATGGCAAAGAATATAAGAATTTAAAGATTTTGCAATGGGGGCGCGATACTAGCTCTTTAATGCGTGGCGCGGCTTATTATAATGTTTCATTGCAAGAGCTTATTTTAGTTGAGACTTTGGCTATATCAAAGGCAAAAAAGGGGGCTGGGGCAAATGTTGAAACGGGTGCTAAAAATCCACAAGAAAGAAAATCAAGTGCGTTGTTTAAGGTAGGATTTAGAAAATGAGTGTTTTAAATGTTGAAAATAAAATAACGAAACTTTACGAAATACCGATTACCCCTGAGGAAAATCAAAGTTTTAGCACTTTTATTGATGAGGCTAATTTTGACATAAAAATTCAAACTTTTGCTGATGATAAAAGCACAATTAGCATTTTTAAAGATGGCATTTGTATTTGTGCTTATGCGCCTATAACAATTCTAAACACTAATTTACTCTTTTATAGCGAGCATAAGAGCGGTGGTTTTTTCTTGTCGAGCGAGGACGCTAATTTAAAAAATCCTACTTGGGAAAATTTAGGCAATGAGGTAAAATTATATTATGGCTATTTTTAAGCGTTCTTGGCGTTTAAGCGTTGAGGTTGAAAATGTTATTAAGGTATTCCAAGAGATAAATAATACCGATACAAGCCTTAAAATTGAATTTGATTGTGTGAATAAGACGAGTGGTTGGAGTGAGGGTAATATAACTATTTTTAACTTAAATCAAAATGATATGTCCTATTTAAGCTCGTGTGTGCGTTTAAGCGGGGGTAAGGGTGTTTTTTATAATAATGTTGTTAAGTTAGAATGTGGGTATGGTGGTGATTTGGCTATAATTTTAACGGGAAATGTGAAAGAAGTGCAGTGCGATTTTAAAAGCAGTGATAGAAAGGTGACTTTAAAGGTTCAAGGGAATTTAAAAAATAATTTTATCACGCCTAGCGTGGCGGTTGCGTTTGAGGGGGATATTGATTTAAGACAAATTTGCAAAGAATTAAGCACTTTGCAAAAAATCAAGCTCGATTATGATAAAAACATTCAGCCCGTCTTGCAAAAGGGCTTTTCATTTTTAGGAACGCCGATGAAATTGCTTGATGATTTAAGGCAGGGGTTTAAAGACTTTTATTTTTATTTAACTGAGGATGGAAACACATTAAAGGTTAAGCCGAAAGAAAATCCAAGCGTTGTAAATCCGCAAATTTTGAGCGAGGATACGGGTTTAATAAGCACCCCGACACCTACACAATATGGTATAATGGCGACCTCGCTTTTAAACACTAGCTTTAAATGTGGCGAGTTTGTAAAGGTTAAAAGTAGTGTGATACCGCAATATGATGGCGAGTATTTTATAAGAGAAATTAAGCATAAGGGCAGCAATCAAGGGAGCGAGTGGGTTAGTGTTTTGGATTTAGGCTTAAATTCTTTTTTCAAAAAGGCGTAAAATGTGGTATAATGATGAAATCAAATAAAGGCAAGATTTTGGCGAATGAAACTTATAAATTAGTTGATACAAGTGCCGAGCAGGGCGATTTGGGGTTAGCTATACAAAATCTTATTATCGACAACTTAAAAGCTTTAAATACTTGTTTTTTAGCTGAAATAGTGGCTATAAAAGAAAATAAAGTAAGTGTGCGTCAGGTGGTAAAGAGCGATGGCAAAGAAGCTGATTTGATTGTGAATAATTGCCTTGTGGGCTTTGCCTTTGGTGGTGATTGGCAAACACAATTTAAGCTAAAAACGGGCGACATAGGGCTTTGCGTTGTAGCAAATAAGGATATATCAACTTATAAACAAAGTGGTGTGGCGTGTGTAGCCCCTACAAAACGATTTAAAAATGTGAATGATAGTATTTTTTTACCTTTAAGCCTTTATAAGACTTTACCCATTGAGAGTGTGGATTTTACCATTAAGGGTAAGAATGACGAAATAACTTTTAAAAGTGGCGAACTTACTTTACAAGCGAGCCAAAGCATAAAAGCAAAAGGCACGAGTGAAATAACGCTTGAAAGTCCTATGACTACAATACAAAGCCCAGTAATAACTTTGGGGGGTAATGTTTCTTTGGGTGGTGCTTTGAGTGCTGGGGCAAGTCCTATGAGCGCGGGGAATGATAGCGGAACGCTTGGCGCGTGTTTTGATGCAGTTTTTAGCGCACTTGATTTAATCGCAAGTGGTATGAAAGGTTCATCAACTAACCCAAATGATTATTTAAATGGCAAAAGTGCTTTACAAGCGCAAATAAAGGCGGTGGTGCAATGACGACTTTTAAGCTTGATAGTTATAATAATTTAAAATTTGAAAGTGAATTTGAGCTTTTAAGTGGCTCACAAGCTTTGATACAAGATATAAGAAACTTACTTTTAATGTTTAAGGGCGAATTCCCTTTTAACACCGATTTGGGGCTTGATTATTATGCAATGGCAAGTAATCAAAGCAAGGATAATATACAAAGCCTTATAATTGACAGAATTAAACAAGATGAGCGGGTTAAGAGTATTAAGAATATAGAAGTTGAGATTAAAAATGGCAATTTAAATTTAACTATGCAGATTTTAACGAGCTGGGGGGAGATTGTAAATGTTTAAAATTGACGAAAAATTGGTTACTGAAAGTAATTTATGGAGCTTTGATAGGGAAACGCAAACGATTAAATTCCCTTATGCCGATGAACTTTTAAGCGAGTATCAAGCACTTTTTAAAAGTGTATTCCCAAATCTTAACATTGACCCTAGCACACCGCAAGGGCAGTTAATCACAAGCATCACGCAAACGGATTTAAACACCATTGCTTTTTTGCAAAATATGATAAATGCTTTTTTCTTTGGTGGCACGGGCTTTTCACTTGATATTTGGGCGTGGAATTTGTTTAGAATTACACGAAAGGATGGGGTTAAGAGCCAAGCCGTGATTAAAATTGACGGCGTGCCAAGAACGCAAATACCCACTGGCTTTCAAGTTACGGACGGGCAGCACATTTTTACAATCCAAAGCGCACAAAGACTTGATGCGAATGGAACTATAAACGCTTTGTTTATTGCCGATGAATTAGATGATTTTCAAGCCCCAGCGAATAGCTTAAATCAAATGGTAAATGTGATTTTAGGCATTGAACGCGTTACAAATCCAAATCAAGCGAGTGCGCCTATTCAAAAAGAAACTGACACTGAATTATTTGAAAGGTGCGTGGATTTTGGTAGCATTGCTACAAATGCAAGTTTTAAAAGCATTTTGGCGAATGTGGCGAATGTTAGTGGCGTTACGAAAATAAACGGAATTGAAAACTACACAAGCGCGGATTTAACTACACAAGGACTGACTTTGCCAAGCCACTCTTTTAGCTTAATCGTAAAGGGCGGAAATGATGATGATATAGCACACGCCATTTACAATTCACGCGCGACAGGCGCGGGTATGAATGGCGATGTCGAAATTAAAATCGAATTAGGTGCTGAAATTTACACTTATAAATTCTCACGCCCTACACTTAAAAATTTAGCTTGTGAAGTTAAAATCACTAATAAAAATTTGATTGACGCGAATTATAAAGAATTTGTTAAGAATGCCGTTGTGAATTATATAAACGCACTTGATATAGGTGCTTTGATAACACAGCCGAATTTGGCAAATTCAGTTAAAAATCAAATAAGCGGATTTGAAATTGTGGATATAAAAATCGGCGCAAAGGGCGAGGCGTTAAGTTATGATTTAATTCAACTTAAAGGCAATGAGGAAGCTTTTATTGCAAATGATGATATAAGTGTGGAGCTATTAAATGGCTGATATTAGCGAAGTTTTGAAAAAACAAGCGCAAAGCTATGATGATATTGCTGAAAGGGTTCAAGCGCAATATCGCGGGACTAATATACAAGCTTTGATTAAGGGTATAATTGAGATTAAAAAGAAGTATATTTTAAAAGCCTTACAAAGTATGGTTTTGGATAATTTTAGCTTAAACACTGCCAAAGGCGATGGGCTTGACTTGTGGGGATTTTTATTAGGATTTCATCGCTATGTTTTGATTGACGAAGTCAGTGGGCTTTATTACAATTTAAAGGACGATGAATTTCGCACAATTCTAATGTGCTTATACCAAAAGCAATTCATAAACGCTAATATCGCAAGTATAAACGATTTTGCAAATAGTGTTTTAGG